TAGGTGCGCACTTGCGCGAGCAGGTGGGGCGCGATAGCTAACTTGGGGAAGGAGAGTAAAGCTATCTTGTGTGCGCCCCGTTGATTGGTTACTGGTTAGGCTATTATATCCCCGTTTTTAAATATTTTTGCCATTTTTAGGCCTTGTTCCGAGATTAAAAGCCAGTTGCCGTTTTTGTCTTGGTGCGAGCGGGTGCGACAAGGATACTCTATTTCGCCTATTAATCCATAGTGTTCGCGCATGTGGTTGGTGTATTTGAATTGCGCTTGTGTGTATGACATTTTGTATGACATTATCTATTACCCCAATAATTAACGATTAGCCATAGCGCGAGGACTATGACTAACCAAATTAAAAAACCAATACCAAAGATGAAGCCGATTGTTTCAATCATTTAAACCTCTTGGCTTTCCATGGGTGAGATATGCCTACATCCACAATGCGGGCAATCATCATCTACTTGGCAATTCCAATAATCTTGCCAAGCGTATTCGCATTTTGGACATTCATAATAGTTCAGCCAAGTCATTGCTATTTGTTCATTCATTAGTGCTCTCCTTAATCTCTAATGTAAAACATCTTTGCCTTTCGTCTTCGCTGATTGTTTTTAGGTTTTTAGGTTTATTCTTATAAACATTTACATCATCAATAATCCCGTGAAACTCATCTATCACTACATATATTATGCTCATGATTCGCCCCCGCTATATGACTCCTGGATTATTACATCCCTTTTGCGCTTGTCGTCAAACTTCTGAATAATCTTGCCGCTTGGATGTTTCTCTAAAAAGAAGTCATCGCCAATGTTCCATGAAAGCGATGGGACGTTTTCCCTTTTGCTGTTTAGTAAGCGTTTAGCCTCTTCGATCATTTGTTTATGCTGTGTCACGATTCCCCCATTGGTAAATTTAAAAGTTTATCTATTCTATGCTCATCTAAAGATATAAAGCGTAAGATTTCCTCTTGCTGTCTGTGTGTGTAGCTGTCGAAGCCTTTTATATACTTTGCTGGATTGTCGAATAGATCGCGCAAGTATTTTATTATTTCGCGTCTAGCAAATTGTTTAGGCGTTAGATTATTTATTTTCATTATTGCTCTCCTCTTTTTTATAGGCACATACAACAAAGTTATATCCATCTGCATCTGTGTCTAGGTCTAGTAAGTCAGTTAAGACATCCAATACATTTACTTTGTGGCTCTCTGCAAAGTCCACGCCGAACCAAACACCCTTTGGCACTACAGTCCAGTTATTTTTTTCTAGTTCTTTTTTAGTTATCATTTTTCCCCTTGGTTTTATAAGTTTTTAAAATAGTTTTAACTTTGTTTACTAAGTCTTGGTAATTTTTAGCGCTGTATCCGTTAGCCTTGAATAGTTCCAAGGCTTGCGGATTGATTAGCGGGTTGTCATTGGTGTGCGCTAAAAACCAGTTAAGAAGCTCTAATTCTTGGCGGTTAATCTTAGGCTTGCTGAAGTTGTATCTTTTAATGCTCATGTTAAGCGTCCTCTATATCTATGGTTTCTGAATCTTCTAAATGTTCCCATTCAACAGAGTCATTAATAATTGCATCATCAAGTTTAGACTCTACATCTTCCCAACTTTCCGCGTAGATGTAGGTTTCTTCTTTGATAACCTTTTTTCTAATAACTCTAAATTCTATTAATGTGTCCGCGCTCATTAGATCACCTCCTTTTGTTTGGTAAAGGTTAAAGTTCCGCTAGGGTCTGAATAGGTAAGCGTTGCATCATCTTTAAGAAAATATAACTGGGCAATAAATTCATCATCTAAGCCCCAATCATCCGAGTTAATGAGCGTATAGAGAGAAACCTTTTCTTTTGGTACTTCTCCATAACCATCAACCCAATCAACTAGGTATATCTTGCGCTCTTGTCTGATTCTCTTTTTAAGTTCATCAGCTGAACCCTCAAAGCGTTTATTTCCAAAGTTAGTAATGATATTCATTAGATCACCTCCTTACAGAAGATTTCATCCTGTGGTATTTTTACAACATAACCGCCATCAAGCGCCCATTCATATAATCTGTCTCCGAGGATTTCTTTTAACCTTGGCATATCATCATTAATAATTTTATTCCAATATGTTGGGGTTGTTGTGTATCTGATACCCGCAAGATCAACCTCGGTTCTATCAAAACAAGTCCAACTATTTTTTGGAAATGTTTTAACTTCTTCCACTTCATCCCAACAAAGAAACCCGCCGAAGTAATATAATTCTTCTCCGTTGATTGTCTCCGCTTGGATGCTCTCAAGTTCGGCTAAGAATTCCTCATTTTCTTTTTGGTATTCTTTGCTCATGTCTTTTAATAAGCTTTTTTCATACTCAATAAAAGCATCTCTTGTTGCTTGGTTAAAGTAAGGGTTCGCCCATCCGTTCCAATATCTATTACTTGGGTCGTATGCGCCCTCAAAGGTTGGGAAATCCTCACAATCTGAGAATGTAAATTTTGCTTTAATAAGATTCATTACGCCACCTCTTCAAGTTTATTGACATACTCACAAACAATCTCTTCACCTATGATGTAGGTATACATATTTACAACTCTTTCAGCATTACTAAAATCAGTTGATACTTCGCCAAAGTTAGATTGCTCATACTCTCTAATATGCTCTATAACATCAAAAACTTGATCACCTAACCATTGCTTAGCTTGGTAAGTGCCTATGATGTAATAGTCAGTATTGAAAGCATGGTGATGAAGATCATCTTTATTCTCTTCTATCCATTCCGCATCTTGATCATTAATGAAATCATCAAAATATTCTTTTATCTCTTCTCTTTTATAATCCATTTTTACTCTCCTTTGTTAAATGGGTTGCTTATACCACGAATGCCCCAAAAAGACGGGGCGCTAAATCGTGGGGGGTTTTAGATCATGCTTTTATGGGGGTATTCAAAAATTAACCATTCATCGTGAGAAAATATTTTCTCATCTTCTAACATTTCTACAATATCAGATAATTCAATTTTAAATTTTGTTCTTGCTTCCGCTAATGTATAGCCTTGATATTTGCATTTATGAGATGCAATTTCTTTTCCTTGTTTGTTATCTATATAACCAAACATTGTAAATGTTCCATCTTGGTGTTTTTCAACACCGCTTGATAAGTATGCTTCTAAGTTCTTTGTTTTCATTTTTTACTCTCCTAAGTAATTTATATATCTCCTATTATGCATATATAAACTAACTTGTACACATTACAGCCAACATTCTTTGTAAACAGATTAGGTGAATGCTCCAGGAATGCGATAATATAGGGGCATAAGGGAATATTAATTAATTACAATTAATTACTAATAAAAATGAATTATGGAACAAAAAACGCTTAAAAAGAGAGGGCGAAAGGCTTTAATTCTTACACAAGATCAAATTAATCAAGTTGAACATTTGGCAGCTCTGAACATGGGAGTCATGGATATTTGCCGATCTCTTGGCATTTCTTGGAGTGCATTCGATAAGAACCGCAAAAAAAAACAAGAAATAAATGACGCGTTAGAGAGAGGAAAAGCAAAAGGATTAACTAGAGCAACTTCTAAACTTATGGAAAAAATAGAGGATGGCGAATTCCAAGCGATCCAGTTCTATCTCAAATCAGCCGACCGCGAGCGCTGGGCAGAAAAAGCTGAAATTTCCCATACTTTAAATTTGAGCGAAATAATCAGCTCCGCCAACGCGCGCATAATCGAACACAAAGGCGAAGCGCTAGCGCACGCGCCCGAAGAGATCGACATAAAACAATTAAACAAGGCTAAGAACTCATGAGAGCTTGCTGTAGGGATTTATTCTTCTCCCTTGTACATTCCTACACACCGAGCGCGCGGAAGCTCACAGCGCTACTCTCCGCGCTTCTCACAGCGCGCTCACTCAATTACAGTCCAGGCGCGCGCTAGGGTGAAAGTTAGTACCTACTATCGCTGTATGACCCCCCCTTGCGTTGAGGGCGCGGGGCAGTGTACATGGAACTCTTGCGATAATTTTTTTTAATTTTTTTTTAAATTTTTTTTATGAAATATAAAGCCGAAGACGAAAAGAGATTGATGACAGAGATATGGTCAGTCAATGTAAAAGACGATCCATTAAACTTTGTTAAGTTTGCTTTCCCTTGGGGAATGAAAGACACCCCCCTCGAAGACTTTAAAGGCCCGCGTAAGTGGCAGGAAAAAATTTTACGAGAAATGACAATCCATATTGCTAGAAATGGCACTAGGGATTTACCAGAGATGTTTAGAATGGCTGTAGCTTCAGGTCGTGGTATTGGTAAATCTGCTTTGGTTGCATGGATTATTCTTTGGATGTTATCCACAAGACTAGGAGCTACCATCATAGTAACCGCTAACACCGAGCAACAGCTTAGAAGTAGAACTTGGGCTGAACTTGGTAAATGGATGACTCTTGCAATTAACTCTCATTGGTTTCAAAAAACCGCAACCACAGTCAAACCAGCACCTTGGTTTCAAGAAGCGCTAGAGCGCGACCTAAAGATTGATACTGGTTATTACTACGCGCAGGCGCAACTATGGAGCGAGGAAAATCCAGATGCCTTTGCGGGTATTCACAGCTCCTACGGAGTTTGTTTAATCATGGATGAGGCATCAGGTATACCTTCGCCCATCTACAGCGTATCCGAGGGTTTCTTCTCTGAACCAACATCCAATCGTTACTGGTTTACTTTCTCCAACCCGCGCAGAAACACAGGCCCATTCTACGATTCCTTTAATAGCAAAAAGCGCTTTTGGCAGAATGTGCAAATCGACTCGCGCACAGTCGAAGGCACTGACCAAAAGCTCTTCCAATCGATGATCGAGCAGTATGGCGAAGATTCTACTGTCGCGCGTGTGGAGGTCATGGGTGAGTTTCCTAGCGCAGACGATGATACTGTCATACCGCTTGACTTAGTGCGCGGTGCGGTAGAACGCGATGTCACGCTCACCGCGAATGAGCCAATCGTTTGGGGTTTGGATGTTGCTAGATTCGGTGGCGATAACAGTGCGCTGTGCGTGCGCCAGGGAAACACTGTCTTAGAAATTAAATCATTTGCCTCCATGGACTTGATGCAACTTTGTGGTGTGGTTAAAAATCGATTCGATGATTGTACTGTCATGGAACGACCCCAAGAAATATTAGTCGATGTGATTGGACTTGGTGCTGGAGTGGTTGATAGGTTGCGTGAGCAGAATTTACCAGTGCGCGGGGTGAATGTAGCAGAAGCTCCAAGTACCAAAAAGAACTATTTGAACTTGCGTGCTGAGTTATGGTTTGCGATTAAGGATTGGCTGGCGCAGCGTGATTGCCGACTTCCTAATGATGATGAGCTTGTATCAGAATTAGCTGCGCCTCTTTATAAATATACTTCGACTGGAAAAATAAAGATAGAGTCAAAAGATGAAATGCGCAAACGCGGAATAAAATCTCCTGACAAAGCAGATGCACTTGCGTTGACCATGGCAAGTTCGGCTGCAAGTTTTAGTGGAAGCGAGAGTGTTTTCGGTTATAATTTCAAAAAACCTTTAAAATCTCGAATCATTCGAGTGGGATAGTTTTACATGGCAAAAGATTACGAAGACAAAATGGAAGATGTGGTTAGTGAAGAAACTAGCATGGAGCATCTTGCTGGTGTTATTAAATCAGAGATGGATGATGCAAAAGATTTCATTCATCAGGTGGGTGCAGAGCGAGCAGAATCTACAGAATATTATTTAGGTGAGCAACCACAAGCACAATCTAGTATGCAGTCTGAATTTGTTTCGACTGATGTTAGAGACAGCGTACTCTTTATGCTTCCATCTATCATGCGCACATTCTTTGGTACTAAAAAGATTGTTGAATTTGTACCGCATGGCCCAGAAGATATCCAAGTTGCCGAGCAACAAACCAATTATGTCAATTACATCATTCAAGAAAAGAATCCTGGCTTTCAAGTTTTATACGATGCGTTTAAAGATGCCTTGGTTAGAAAGAGTGGTTTTGTCAAAGTCTTTTGGGATGACTCTATTACTGCATCTACCAGCGAATACACAGACTTAGATCCTGTTTCATATCAAGCCTTGGTGCTTGATCCTAATGTAGAGGTTGTTAAAGAATCTGTCACCATGGAAACGATCACACAAGTAGATCCTTTATCTGGTGAAGAAGTAACACAAGAAATTCCAGCTAAATATGATTTAACGATTCGTAGAATTAAAGCCAAAGATCAAGTGTGTATTGAATCCATACCACCTGAAGAAGTTTTAATTTCACGCAACGCACGCGATCTTGAATCTGCATCTTATGTCGCGCACCGCATGATTAAATCTGTTTCTGATTTAGTTGCTATGGGCTATGAACAGGACGAAATAGAACAATACGCAACCCAAAGCTCAAGCGCGGTTGACCCAGAAGCCTTTGAAGAGGTTGAGGCAAGAAATCCATTTGACAACATGGTATACCCAGACAGAAACGATACGGGTGCGAAAGAGGTTTTATATGTTGAACATTATCTTTTTTATGACTTCGATGGCGATGGCATAGATGAAAGAATTAGAGTTTGTACTGCGGGTGAAGGTGTTAATGTGTTGAATGTAGAACAATGGGATGATTTACCTATTGCTATGTTCTGCCCTGACCCTGAACCACATACTGCAATCGGTTCGTGTCCAGCGGATTACTTAAAGCCTATCCAAGCTGCAAAATCCCAAATTATGCGAGATACCCTTGATTCGCTTGGACACTCTATCTTTCCTCGTATGGCTGTTGTTGAAGGTCAAGTCAATATTGACGATGTACTCAATACTGATATCGGACAGCCCATTCGAGTTCGCGCCCCTGGGATGATTCAACCCTTTACAGTACCCTTCGCTGGTAAAGAGGCTTTCCCTGTTCTTGGATACCTCGATGAAGCAAAAGAGAATAGGACTGGTGTGTCTAAAGCCTCTGCTGGCTTAAATGCAGATGCTTTGCAATCAAGCACCAGTGCAGCCGTATCCGCTACCATGTCAGGAGCGCAAGGCCGAATAGAAATTATTTGTAGACATTTTGCAGAGGGTGGACTTAAACAACTGTTTAAAGTTACTAACAACTTAATTATCAAACATCAAAATGCACAGGATGTCTTTAGACTTGAAGGTCAATTTATTCCTGTTGATCCTAGATACTGGGAATCAGATAAAGACATGGTGGTTAATGTAGCTATCTCTAAATCTTCTGACGAAGAGAAGTTTGGTATATTGGGAATGTTGGCACAAAAACAAGAACAAATCATGCAAACACTAGGCCCACAAAATCCACTGGTATCTTTGCAACAATACTCTAATACAATATCACGCATGGTTGAGATGGCTGGATTTAAAGATCCGCAAGCCTTTATTAACACTCAAGTACCGCCTATGCCACCGCAACCCCCAGAGCAACAACAACCTGATGCAGCTACCATGCTCGCACAAGCAGAAGCTATGAAAGCGCAAAACCAAGCACAGAAAGCTATCATTGATGCTGAGACTGATCGTATGAAGATCATTATGGACGATGATAGAAGCAGAGATGAAACTGAAGCACAGATTAGACTTAAAGCAGCAGAATTAACTGCTAAATATGGCGCACAAGTTAATATTGCAGAGATAAATGCTATCATGGAGCGTGACAGAGAAAACATTAGGCAAACTGCAAAAGATCAAGCTCAAGGACTATTTACTGGCAATGGCAATCAAACTATATAACCTAGAAGTGTTAGTTGACGATCTAGTTTATGTCGGTAGTGATATTAGAGCCAAAAGCCAAGAAGATGCAGTTAGAATACTTGGTATTATCTCTGGTGGTGAAGTAACCGAGGATTCAGAAGTATTAAGCTGTGAGGAGAAAACTTTACACTAATGGCTATTACATACAGAGGCGAAAGGTTTAG